TGCCGATATTGGCGGTGACGGTGCCCGATACCGGAACCACGGCAGCGCGCAGTTGCGCGTCTGTGAGCGGCCCGGAAACGGGGACGGTAGCCGCGATGCTGACGGGTTGGGTCGCTTGCCAGAACGTACCTGATACCGGCTGCGTGGCCTGCCAGAACGTACCCGATACCGGCTGAGTGGCCTGCCAGAAGGTGCCTGTGACCAGCTGCGACGATGGGAAGTTGTTGACGGCAAAGTTGCTTGGGAACCCGGAAACCGGAATTGGGGTGGCCCGCATCTGCGCGTCAGTGGCCGGGCCGGAAACCGGAACCGGACTTTGGTCAGACGCAATGACGACAGGCCCACTGTTCGCCATCGTTGCTTGACCGTTCGGATTGCGCGGACTGTATGCCATTATAGGATGCTCCAGTTAGCGCCGTCAGAAACGATGGTGATGGATTCAAACTGTGTGCTAAGAACAGCGGTCAAACCACCATCGACAGTCTCGCTGCCTGCGCCATCAATGGTGAGCGTGTTCGCGCTCGCGTCTATTTTCTTGAAGGTGAGCGTTGCTGTGTTACCGACTGCTGTTGGCAGTGTCACTACGATCGCTCCGCTCGCAGCGTTGCACAAGACCGCTTTGCTGCCGCTTGTTGAAGTTTCACTGTAGCTCGCGCTAACCACTGAAACTGTCGCAGCGCCACCGCCACCGCCAGAGCCAGCTGGGCCCTGCGGTCCTGTGTCGCCCTTGATCGCATAGAACACCGCAGCAGGAACGTCTGCTGGCGGGTATGTGACTGACACGCCGTTGACGACCACGACTTGCGTGATGTCGTACACCGAATAGCGAACGCTCTGCGTGAGAGTGTAGACGTTCAAGGCGTAACCGGAGTTGTGAGGGATACGGCGACGGTTGGTGTGTAGGAGACTTGGCCAGAACCATCAATGATCTTCGTATCAATGTAAATGTTCTCAGTGTCCAGGCTCGCAGTGCTGAACGTCAACACATACGTGCCGAGCGACGGCTTGGTGACGGTGCACGATCCAACCACAGCGCCTTTCTCGCTGTCCTTGCGGACGGATGCGGTGATGGTGAACGCGGAGATGTCTTGGAGCGCACCGTTGAGCAAGACGGTGCCTGTGATCTGTAGCAGCGCCCCCATCTTCATGACTTGTCTCCCCGGTCAATCGTCGCGGATTGTGCCGCGCCATCGTTGTGAACGTCCACCTGCACACCGCCAACGTCCACCACAACATCAGCAGGCGGGGGGAGATGGATGTGCAGATCGCCGCGACCGTTGCCCATTGACTTGGTGATGACAGGCTTCGCTTTCTTTGGCGCAGCAGGATCGCTACCATCAGCGGGGGCAATCGTTGCGCCATTCTCATCGAAGCCTGGTGGCGGGTCGGGCTTCTTGGGCTCAAAATTCTTCAGCGGGTCAAGCATCGCGTTGATCTGCTCTTCGGATAGAGTTGGGAACGCGGCAGCGATGAGCGCGTGACCAGACTCAGGCGGCAACGCGCCTGTCGCTACCGAGTCCACAATGCCTTGCAGCGAAGTGATCTGCGTTCCATTGAGCGCCGTCGCTTGAACGTCTGGTCCTGCCGCGCCAGCTGCTGCCATTCCGCCGGGTGCAGGGTCCGTGGTTTGGGTCAGCATGGGTTCGCCGTTCTCATCCAGCATCGGTTTCCCGGCGGCGTCGAGCATGGGCGTTCCTTGTCCTGGCGCGGCAGGGTTAGTGGTCGAGGCGCGTGCGTCCATTCCCAAACGCTCGCGCACTTCGTTAACATCAACGACGTTGTTGCTGAGATAGATCGCGTCAATGTCAGCTTGGATCTTCGGCGCAATGTCCTCTTCATCATCCCAGCCGAAGCACAGATCATCGATCTTGAAGTATTTGAGGATGATGAAATCAATTAGATTCTTCACCCAACGCTGCAACGGCACCAAGCCGTCGAGTTGTGCTTGGTCAGCGTTGGACTCTGCAACAGCACGGTTGACCTGCGACACGAACGGCGTGCAAGAAACACTGAAGGTGTAGCAGATGATGCGCGCCAGCCACTCATCGTACAAATCCTTCAACGGTGGCGCCTTCGCTTCCTTGTAGGTGCTGGCAGACTCCTTCGACATGAAGCGAATGCTGCGCCGCTTGTCCTGATCATTCTTCATCAGGTTGTCGAAGTAATTTTGGAAGTGCTCTATCTGCTCCGGGGTCCAAGTTTCCGGTGAGCCAGCAATCGCATCAGGGATCGTGCCAGCTTCAAAGTACGCCAGCTGCGACAGTGCGCGACGAATGAGGGTGTGGACGGTGGTGATGATCTGCTCAACGTAACTGAACCCGTACACCTTATGGACGCGCGGGTTGCGTGGCTTGTAGATGAGCTCATCAGCGGTGTACTGGACGGCGGGCATGCCCTTGAGCGTCTGCTGATATGCAGGCTGAGGCGGCATCGGACGGCGACCGGACGCATCAATGAGCAACTTGATCGTCGCACCATCCATCGGTTCAAGCGAGTATATTCCGCCGCCCAATGTGAAGCGCGGATAGATCGTCGGGGCATCCGTCACAAACACTTCTTCAAGCAACATCCGCAACCAATCATCCCACGTGTGGATCTGGTCGGGATACGCAAAGAAGTCTTTGAGCTGTTCACAGCGCTCATCTGGCTTCTTGTCTTTGTCCTTGGGGCGGATAGACCACGTCATGCGCGCAATCTGATCCTTGCGAGTCTCGATCACAGCGCGCAGTACGTCGCAGTTGTCTGCGAGTGCGCGCATCTTATCGAAGCCAACAGGCTCATCGCCGCGCGGATTTGAACTGCTGAGGTTGTAGCCAACAGGATAGTCAAACTGCCGGCCCTTCACATCTTCCGGCGCAACGGGTGCCATGGGCTTGCTCGGCCCCATCCATTCGCCGCCGCCAACGATCATCTTCATGCCCGCAGCAACGCGGTCCATGAATGACTTTGGGATGAGCGCAGAGCGACCGCCGCCAGCATCAGCGCGATCCTTGGATGGGGGCATCTGGATCGGATCATCAGCCATGAGCAGCATTCCTTTGAGCGTCAATTTGTTCGGACTTCTGCTTGTACCAATTGAAGATGCCCATGTTGCGGTCGCGGGACGCGTACCAATTGATGGCTTGCGTCCACGCGTCCACTTCGTCGTCATTCGTTCCATTGGGGAATGAACTCAGCTCACCCAAGAATGATTCTATGGCCGGGTCAATCGCTGGATCAGGCAACCAGAAGTTTCCCGCCTCATGCTGTGGCTGGATCGCGTATGCGCGAGCCGTCTTGCCGCCAGCAGGATTGATCGCAACGACTCCAGGCAATTCATTCTTGATGGTCTCGATGACTGCCGAGCCGTTCGCCTTGTCCTCGATGAGAATGGCGACACACTCCGGGTACAACGCTTTCATCGCGCGCACCGCCATCACCGTCGCGCCAAAGCCCATACGCTCTTTCAAACGCTTGATCAGGTACTTGTTCGAGCCTGTGCGGCCAACGACTTGGATGGCGACAAAGTCCGTGCCGTCCGTATCCTTGAACGTGCAATCAACGCTGATCACTTTCTCTTCGATCTGCGGAAGTGCGCGATAGAATTTCCAATGGCCGCGCGCAAAGACGTTTCCCCCGCGAGAGTCTGGGTGCTGCTGGAGTTGAGCTGCGGTGTGGTAGGCGCCGATGGAGACTTCCATCGCCTTGACTGCTTCTTCATTCAGCCTGTTCGGGCACAGCAACTCCCCCTCAACAACGCGCGGATCGCAGAAGTTGATTTTGGTTTTGACGTTGACCGTCTGGACTTCTGTTGCAATGCCGCCGATGAAGATGGTGCGCTTGGATTCGTAGCGCATCGGAAGCACAAGATGTTCCCACACACCTTGCTGCTCGCGCAACAAGAAGCCGGTGAGATCATTCTCGTGGAGTCGCTGGTGAACAACAACCGCAGCGTCCTCAGCGGGATTGTTGAAGCGCGTGCTAAGCGTTCCCTTGAACCACTCGATGGAGTCTTTGCGCGCAATCTCGTTGTCAGCTTGCAACGCGCTCAGCGGATCGTCCACCAAGATGCGATTGCCGCCGAAGCCGGTGGCGCCAGACTCTGTGGATGTGACAAATCGCGTTCCGCGCGCAGTGTTCTCATAGCGTGACTTGACGTTCTGATCAGACGTCATCTGGAACAGATTGCCCCAGCAGTCTTGATACGCGCTGGACTCGATGATGCGACGACTGTTGACCGCGTCGCGTATCGCCAAGTCTTTCGCAAAGCTCGCGCTCAACCATTGCGTCTGTGGAGCGTTCAACCACTCCCACGCTGGCCACGCTTGTGATACGAGAGTAGACTTGAGCAGCCGGAACGGCATGTTTATGATCAGGCGGTTGATTTCGCCGCGCGTAATCGCTTGGAGATGATCACACACCGTGTGGATGTGCCAGTTGTCCACATACTTCGTCGCAGGCTCCAACACAGGCCACGCGAACTCTCGGAAGAATGTAAAGAAGTCTGACCTTGCGCGGTCAGCTTGCTTGAACAGAATCGCCCGGTCAATCTCGTACAACGCGCGTTGCTTGATGAGCGCGTTCAACCGCCCGCATCCGGTTGGACCTTCGCAATCATCTGGCGCATGGCGAGCAATTCAGTCTCGCTGAGCCCACTCATCTTCGCCGCGTCGAATACGCGGAACGGTCCTTGATCGCTGTTCTCGATCTGGATGGGCATGCGCTTGTGCACATACGGAGCCGCGACCTTCGCTGCGTCAATGCGCAAGCTGAGTGGCGCATCTTCGCTCGTCATCAGCGTCAGCAGAAACTCCAGCGGAGCTTTCTTGCCGGAGAGAATGTGCTCCAGCGCTTTGTCTCTGAGCAGCTGCGCGCGTGACTTGGACCCTTTGGGCCTGCCACGCGGATTGGGTGATGGAGCGCCTTTCTTTGCCGCCACAATAGCCACTCCAGGGAAAATGATTATTAATTCATTGTTCCAAACATTCCAGCGCCTGCCCCGCGCTCGATGCGAGTCTGCGTCAGAATTGTGAGAAAGAAAAGAACCTCAACTTTGCCGGCGCATGAGGGACGCTAGGGACGCTAGGGACGCTATTTCCGAAATTCTTTTCCCCGCGTTTCCCCGGCCCTCTCCGGGGGTTTCTCTTTTTGTCAGAGAAAGAAAGTTGAAAGTAGCGTCCCTAGCGTCCCTCAACCACTCGCGGCAAGCATCTTAGCGTCCCTCGTAGCGTCCCTCGTAGCGTCCCTCAGGCCCATTATAGCGTCCCTCTCCACAGGAGCCCACGCGAGATGGGCGATCTCCCCTGACCCTGACCAACCCTACCGGCATCGCCCGGTAGCGTCCCTCGGCCCGTTATAGCGTCCCTGTAGCGTCCCTCGGATGCGCAGCTTTGGAGGGGAATTACGGCCCCGGACGGCCCCAGAATCAGCATTGGATGATCTGCCCCTGAGCAAGTCGAGTTGGAGGTGATCAGAAGTCGCCTGATACTACCCGCAGCCCAAACAAGAATCGAGTCGCGCCGGTCTTGCCGCGCTTTACCTTCCCCATCAGCTGGCTCGCCAAACGTCGCGACAAGTAATGCGCCGCCATCGGCGGTATCCCCCGCGCTTCGCTCCAAGCCTTGTAGGAGTCGTACAGTTTCGTCATCTCAATCTTCGCGTCAGCATCCAGCACACAACGGTCCTCAACAAACTGAGAGAGGGGGTTATTTTCTTGATACCAGTCCTCACGGGCCGCGTTACTGCTAGCAGGTTCATCGAAGCGACCACGCGCAACGAGTCGTTGATATCCTTCCACCGACCATCGTGCTATGCCTGGCAATTCTTTCTCTAGCTTGTCGAGCAGCTTCGTATCTTCCTTGCCGTAAAACGAATTGCCTAGCTGGAGGATCAGGAAGCGTGTATTGATTGCATCGCTGGAGTCAGATAGTTGCGGCATCTCGTTGGAGAGCATCATTACGCGACTTTCCAAGACACTCTGAAGTGATGTCTTGTGTTTCCTGCCAACATCAACCGCGTCCCCGGCGGTGATCCGCAATAGCACTTCGATGACAGCCATGATGTCGGCTTTGTTGCTAAGTCTCGCATCGCTGATCAAGCAAAGTCTCTTGTCAATCAACGACTCCAGCCCGAAGTCCTTGCCAAGACTATGGAGCGACGGCGACGACACCATCGAGCGACCTAGCAGCTTGGACAGGATATGCCCGATAGTACCTTTGCCGGCTCGCTTGGGGCCGACGATGATCATGCCCTTGTGCGCCCACGTATCACCGCTCAAGACGTAGCCCATCCACTCTTGTAGCATCTGGACTTCTGGCGCGTCATCCTCGAACAGATCGCGCAAAAACTTCATCCACGCTTTCGGTTCCTTTGCTTTCTCATCCCACTTCCACTCAGCGCCGTTGGGGATGAAGAGATGATGATTGGATTGGACTTCGCCGCTGAGCATGTTCACGATCTGTCCGCGACAGACGATCTTGCCGCGCGCATCTTGCTCGATCCATTGCCCGTCAATCAGCGCGACAGGCGACTTGTAGTGCGATGGTATCGAGACCAGCTGCTGGACCTGGTATTGGATTTCTGCGACGTTGCGCTGCGCACAGTTGAAGTCTGTCAGATTTCCTTCAGCATCAGCCGTCCGACAAGTTACTAACTTAGCATGAAGGAAGTGCGTCACATCTTCGTCGCTGCGCTGTGACCAGAGTTGCTTGTAGTAACTGTACCAAGTCTCCCGGTAGTATGCGAATTGCCGGAGCTTATTCTTGGTGAAGAATCGTTCAAGCAATATCCCGGCAGCACGGAGCGAGTCGGTGCGCACAGATGGCAGCACAGGGAATCGCTCATCTGCCTCTCGAATTGCTACGCGCTCAGCCTCAAGCAATGCGCGCGACTCTTCGCGGATCGCTTCGCGTTGAGCTTCTGTTTCAGTCGTCCGTGTCATGATGATCCTCAGTCTGGTTGTTCACTTGCTCGTTTGTCCCAACCCTTGCGCGACGGCAACAGACAACGGATTCAACAGCAGACCGGACGCGCTACTGCGAAGGATCGGTTGCTGTTGTTTCGTCGTCACGCCGTCAACGGTGATCTCGATATCCTTCGCATCCGGCGGCACGTGGATGTTTTTCGTCTGATGGTCAATCGTGCACAGGTGCGTGATGTCCACGCCGCGCGACGTTACCTTAATGGATGATTTCATTCAAAGCTCTCCACACCAACAAACGTAATCGTCGCAAGAAAGAAACCGAGCGTGGCTGGCAGAAAAGCGTCTGCTGTGAACAGCTGTCCGCCGCAAATCCAGAAGATGAACCATGCGTTCGCGTAGACCATGGCCGCTGCGAGTGCTGCTTTGGTTTGCCTGTTCATTTCTCCACCTCAATCACTTTCGCCTTCATCAACGCGACGGATTGGAGGCGCGACACGGTGATCATCATGTCGAGCTTGTGGTTGTAGCCTTCGCTCTGTGCGACGATCTTCCCCGCAGTCGTTTCCACGATGCGGAAGTAGTGCTGAGTCCTGCGGGTGAAGGTGGTGCGGCGCTTGAAGGTTTGGAATTCATATTTCATAACTGGTCTCCTGAACAGGGATTGGGAGTGGTAGTGGTACGTCATTTGAGCATTTCCTTTTGCGCGCGCAACCAACCGATCAAGTCATTGATGTCGCGCTCTGAGCAATGACCGTGGTGGCAAACAAATCCGCCGTGAAACGAATTGAGTGGCTCAGGCTCCATGAAGTACGTGCCTGATGTCGCTTTGTCGGAGTGGGAGTCGGCCCACGGGCAAATGATCTCGTGGTAACCGGCCCGTATTTCCTCTTTGTAGTATCCGAGCTTCTGCAACCACTTGATGGCGATCGTGCGCTCGATGTCTATACCATTGCGTGGAGCTTCACGTGGCGGTGCGACGGCTTTCAACGTCAAGTTGAGTCCGTAGGCTGCTGCGATCTGCTCTGGGGTGTAGGTGATGGTGACGTCTGCTTCTGCGACACGCTGGATCCACACTTCCCCTTTCGGGCCGCGATACTTCGTCTTGCCATTCGCACCGACCGGAACGCGTGCCACGCGTGTTACACCTTTCATGCCTGGATCCATCTCGGCGGAAATGCCCGCACAGATCATCTCGTTGATCAGAGACTCGGCGTGCTGGATGATGTGGATGGGGCGAGCGAGAAACAACCAAGCCTGAAAGTTGCCGGGGGAAGTCTCGATGAGTGCTGTGGGCTTCATCTTCAGATCGCTCATCGGCAGCTTTGTGCCGAGATCATCGATCATGACGCAGTGGAGCGCAGAGAACATCACCTTGCGCCGGTAAAACTTTCCTTCAGGAGTCGCGTGGAAGGAAGACACGCACACATAGTTGTTGGCGAAGGGATTGAGCGTTGGAAGCTGTTTGCCGGGAATCCACGGCATCGTGTTCCATCTTCCATCCGTCGCCGGATCGCCGGTGAACGAGTGGAGCGATGCCGCTGCACCCGGTTGGATGTAAAGGAAAAGTGTATCAAGGAAGAGTTGATTGCTGATCATGGCTGCTTGATCACTTCGCTGATGCTGACCTTCGCTTCCCACGCTTCAATCAGCGCGAGAGCGTCATGCGGGCCGACCGTCACCAGCGCGACTCCAGACTGGTTGGGATTGTTGGCGCCGGCAGCGATTGACTTCAACGCTGCCTTCTTGAGAGCTTCGATGCGTTCGTGCTGGTTCATCTTTCCTCCAAAGTCCCCGGCCCATCGCTGAGCCGGGGAGAGTTGAAATTACATCTTGGAATCGTCGGGCTGCGTCGCGGCAACAGCGTTGTAGTCCACCTTCACGCCGTCCCCCTTCACAGCTTCGTAGAAACGGGCGGCTGCGTTGAACAAGTCCGCATCCTCGATGTAGCCTTTGCGGGTGATCTTCCAGCCGCGCCAGCTGCCCTTGTCGTTGGACTCAGCAATGGTCTCGGCGTGGAAGATGTGCGCGAACATCGGCGGCGTGTAGCTGGAGCCGTTGTCCGCCTTGGCGACGTACGACTGGAGCTGCGTCATCAGCATCTTGCTCTTCTTGATCTGCGTGGAAGAGAAAGACTGGACCGCTTGCACAGCGGTGCCGTCAGGACGCACCACAAGCACGTAGTGGACGCGCGTGTCGCGGATCAGATCGCCGTTGGAGCCGAAGAGCTTGCCATCTTGCTCGCGGATTGCGCCGGTTGCGCGCTCGTGCGTGACGACTTCGACAGGCATCTCGCCTTTGAATCCGCCACCAGTCTTGTCGTCAGCCCAGCGCAGGAACACGCGACGATAGCCACAGTACACAAGGTCAACGCCATCTTCATCCTTGAAGACTTCACTGGAGCTGGTGAGCAGCAGGTCACCCACTTCCGCATCTTCCACGTGGGCATCATCGTCCTTGTCCACCTGCGGGCTTCCCTTCTGCATGATGGCGAGGAAGGGAATGGCGAAGGAATCGCGGTCAGCCGACTCCATGCCGGCACCGCTGTACTTGGCGAAGTCCGCGCCCATCGTTGCCGGCAACGCGTCACGCTTCGGTGCGTCGGTGGTCTTGGCGGCGACGTTCTTGCCGGGAGCTTTCTTATCAGTTGCTTTCTTGGTAGCCATGTTGCATTTTCCTTTCTATGGATGGGATTGTGTTACTTGCGCGGCTTGACGACAGCGACGTTGTATGGGCGCGCACCAAACAAGTCGAGTGGGAATGGTTCTGCTGCTTCTGCGTCGGCCATTCGCTCCTTTACGAATGCCTTGAGGGATTGATGGTTGATGGACTGGCTGAGTTCAGGCTCCAGCCCTTGCTGGGCGAGGGTGTTGGCCAATTCCTTGGCACTCTCCAACTCTTCACGGTCAAAGTGAATGGACAGATCACTCTTGATCAATCCGCCGAAGCCGTGTTCAACGAGCCATTCCATGGCGCTGTCGCGATTGGCGACGGAGATGCCTACGGTGACGTCTGGTTTGAGTTTGATCTCAAGGTTGTCGTCGGTGACGAATTGCTTCACGCCGCACGCCAACATTGCTTCAGGCAGATCCACTTCAGCAATCTGCCTGAGTAAGTCCTTGGCATCCTTTAAGCGATCCTCACAAGCAGCAACAGACAGCGCAGCCTCATGCTGGAGTTTGGCGAGTGCGCTAATGGCTGCCAACTCTTCATTGTTCCCCTTCACCACAGCACTGGTGCCGGCTTTCTCGATGAGCTTGGATACTTCTGTTTGACGTTTGGTGGCCATTAGCGTTTGTCTCCGTCGCCGCGAATCGTTCCAGCTTCCAGCCGACCGGAGAGCTTGTTGACGTTCTGCTCGATGGCATCCTTGAAGCTGCTGTTGCGGTACTTCAGATTCCACAGCACCCACGACAACAGATTGAGCAAGGCTCCGTGCGCCTCGTGATTCTTGGCGGCGAGCTTCGCTGCATCCCAAAACTCACCATCCCGAATGCGCTTCTTTTCCACGCCACAGATGATGCCGGCGTAACGCATTGGAGGGTGCGCCATCAAGTATGGATCCATGGGCATCACGTGCCCTGCAACCTGGCTGAAGGGAATGCCCAGCACGCGCGTCGAGTAGCGAGCGCAGTACCACAGAACGTCGCCTGCTTCCAAGATGATGTCTTCCGGCAGGATTGCAGCAGCCAACTCGCCACATTCATCAGCGATGCCGAGCGCGAGATAGAATGGCTCAGCAGTCGGCGGATACTTCGCCACTGCGTTCGTCCATTCTGCGTACAGGTCCAACATTTCTTTCTCTTCCACGGTGTTCTCCTTTCTCAGTAGAGATTTTCAAGATCATACGAAGCATAGCGGCTGCTATGCTTGTCCCACACCAACAAACGCAAGCAGCCGTTGGAACGTCGAGCGGCGATAGCCGAAGCCACCGCCATGATCGTCGGGCTGCCAAGTGGCAACAAGTAGTCGCCAGATTGATAATCAAGCTCATGAAGGCGATGCTTGATGATGCGGGTGGTTTCTGACGCCGCAAAGAATTGCGAACCGGGCGGCAACAACACGACAACTTCGCCGTACGTTTCCGCCGAAGAGATGTTCATCGTTGGAAGCCACAAGTTGCTCTCTGGATCTTTGCGTGAGGGCACTTGTGTGATGAATACTTTTGGCTTCCTGTTCATAGCTGGTCATCTCCTGTGATGATGTCTGCGATACTTTTCTTCTGCTGATTGGATATGGTGATGTGCCGGTCCACAGTGTTGATCGCTTCCAGATCGTAATACCGAACGTGGCCGGTGGTCCCGATGCGGTGGTTGCGATCCTCTGACTGAAGACGGTGCTCAAGGTTGAAGCTGTTGGAGTAATAGAAAGCCGTTTCAGCGACGGTGAGAGTGATGCCTGTTCCGCCTGATTGGGGGTTGCCGACAAAGTACCTTGCGCGTCCCTCTTGGAAGTCGTCAATGCCTTTCATGCGATCATCTTTCGACACAGAGCCGTCGTATCGCACAATCTGCGCATCTTCGTATCCACACCGCAGGCACTCGATGATCTGATTGATCTTATCGGAGTGCGGTGCCCAGAAGATGATCGAGCCTTCAACATCTTCAACCACTTCCATCATCGCTGCGTTGCGTGGATTCTTCATGACGTTATCGAACATGCGCACAACACTCTTGTCCTCAAGCTTCAAGTAGCCGCAGGTGATCTGCTGGAGCTTGGCCATGGCGGTGAGCTTATTAGCCACAATCAACTCGCGTCCAGCGAGCAATGCTTGCTCTCGTGTGAAGCTGCTTCCCTTCGCACTCTTCCAAATATCATCCATGACGTTCAGAATCTCTGCGCGCTTCTCACGCTCCATCTTGTCGTAGACGGTGCGCTGCCTGTCGGTGAGATCGAAGGGGATGACGTCATAGATTTTTTCGGGCAGGTCTAGGCAATCTTTCTTCAGCACGCGGAAGGAATGCGGCGCGATCAATCGCTGGAGCTTATCAAGATTCCGATATTGCGGCAAACCTTCCTCATCACGCGCGATGATTTGCGGGACGCGCTTTGATGCTGAGCCGTCTTTCTTTGCCCAAGCACCGCGTTGGAGCTTCTTCACCAAGTAGTGATCGTCAGGAAGCATCTCAGCATACTCCGTCTTGAAGGCGGTGTAGCTGGTTGTGCGAAGGATTGAGTCATCCAGAAACGCGTATTGCCCGAAGATGTCGAATGGCGCCTTGGTGACAGGTGTGCCGGAGAGAATGCGACGCACCGGGAACCGGCGGCGACGTTTGTGGATCTGTTCGGTGCGGATTGCTTTTGGATTCTTGATGCGCTGTGATTCATCCACAACACACAGCGACTTGAAGCAGAGTGTGAACCGATCCAGCAATGCTTGTCCGTCTTTCGTTGCCAATGCGTCGTAGCTCATTGTGAGCACGCGCAAGGGATTGACTTGATCAGGTGCGGTTGTCTCAAAAAGTTTCTCCACCGTCGCTTTGTGCCGCTGTGATGCGCCGGCAGAGTAGTAAGCTGCGATGTAAGGAACCCAGTCAGGCATGTGCTTGGGAATCTCGATGGTCACCCACTTCGTATGGACGCCGTTTGGAGCAAAAACAATCAGCGCTCCAATCTTCCCTTCACTCCACCATCGTGCGCAATCGTCAATCGCAACTTTGGTCTTGCCTGTGCCTTGCTCCATGAGCAATGCGAATGCGACTTTGCCCTCCATGAGATCGAGAGCTTGCTGCTGATGTGCCATTGGTTTTGTTTTGAAAATCACTGGATGCTTCCCTTTCTTCTGTCTGCGAGAAAGGATGCGCTGAAAAGTTGAGAAAGAAAAGATGCTCACGCTCGCAGCAGGAAATAAGGGCATTTCAAGTGGGCTTTCTTTTAGAGTGGAAATGGAAGAGAATTAACGGGCCGGGAAGTCCCCGGTCAGAAAGGAGATTTGAGATGAAATCCATCCAGCTAATGATCAAGATAGTGAATCGCGCTTTTGGCATCTGCTGTGAGTTGAGCGTCACATTCAACGATGAGACTGGACTTTGGGAAGCGATGATATGTGACGCTGACTCAGATCGAGTTCACGAAGCGATCATGCTTGAGGATGATCAGGGAACGGAATTGCTTGTGTGTGGCGAGTCTCTGGAAGAGGCCATCGAAAGACTCGATGCCGTTTGTGGGGGGGACTTCTCATGAACGACTCTTCTGAGCGCCAACGCATTCTCGACAAGATTCAGAAATGCATGAAGCTGTCGAAGTCGAGCGAAGCCCATGAGGCAGCGGCGGCATTTCGTCAAGCGCAAAAGTTGATGGCCAACTATTCCGTCAGTGACGCAGAGTTGATGGGCCATGAGATCAAGTCTGAGCAATTCGTTTCACGCGCACCGTGCTATAAAAAGATTCCACTCAACTACGCATGGATGACTTCGATCATCCAAAAGGCGATGGGCGTCATGTGCGTCATGGAAACGGGATACGCAAACGGGAAACCGCGTTTGTGCTTTCGTTACTTTGGTCCTGCTGGTAGACCGGAGATGGCGGTGTTTGCGCACTGTGTGATCGAGCGCGGCATGTGGGCTGCTTGGAACAAGTATCGAGTCGCGTGCCCGGAGCTGGCGAACGTCCGTGGTGCACGCATGGGCTTCTGGGTTGGTTGGCTGATGGAGATCAGCGACAAGGTCATGGACTTCGGATTCCCAGAGGAAGAGAAAGCATCCACTGAGCTGGTCAAGCAAAAACATTATGGCAATGGTCTTGCACCTACCAAGTTTAATGTCATATTGTTGCACGGCAGCATGCATGCTGCCGGCAGGAACGCGGGCAAGGAGTTTGATATTCACCGACCGATGAATGGCGCTGGTCAACGCCGCCTCAGCAACTAACCAACCACAGAAAGGATAACCACCATGAAAGTCCTAACCACTGCTCAGCTGCAAGAAGTCGCCCCATCAATCTTCGCTACCAAGGCTCACAGCAGTCGCAGCGAGCGATACGCGTACTGCTCGACCATCGATGTGCTCGCCTATCTTCGCAAGCACGCCGATCTTGTCCCAGTGCAAGCATTCCAGTCTCGCGTCCACAAAGACAAGACACGCGTCAAGTTCACCAAGCATCTTGTGCGACTCCGTGAGCGCAAGTACATCGACATGGAAATGAAACCGAACACGCTGGTGCCTGAAGTTGTTCTCACAAACGGTCACGATGGTTCGTCATGCTTCCAGTTGGAGGCTGGCATCTTCCGGTTCATCTGCTCCAACGGGTTGGTGGTGAAGTCGAGCGACTTTGCTTCACTCCGCGTCTATCACTCCGGCAAGGTCCGCGACAAAGTCAATGAAGCTGTCGCACAGATCGGTGAGAGCTTCCCGAATCTGATGCGCGTCACGAAAGAGTGGGACGCCATCAAGCTCACACAGCGCCAGCGGATCAACTTCGCAAAGGAAGCACTGGCCATTCGCTTCCACGGCATCCCGCCCATCACCACCGAACAGGCGCTGGAAGTCCGTCGCAACGAGGATGAAGCACCGACCTTGTGGCGCACGTTCAATGTGCTGCAAGAAAATCTGCTCATGGGCGGGATCCAAGGTGCGCGTCCCAGCGGACGCCGCGTCACAGTCCGTGCTGTGACTTCTGTAAACAATTCACTTCACCATAACAGGGGACTTTGGCAACTAGCAGAAGCAGTGGCATCGAGGAATTGAGATGGGCAATCTCATCGCAACGCTGAAGGAACGTCAGCGTGACTATCGTGAAATTGAAATTCAACTTTTCTTACTACCTGAGGACTCTACCATGACACTCGACCAAATCAAGAAGCTCACCACCGCTGAATTGCTGTCGCTGTACAATGAGCTGAAGGAAGCTCAGCTCAAACGCTTCGCAGATCGAGCGACCGCTGAGAAGCGCGTTGAGGAAGCGTTGCGCGAGAAAGGCAAGCTGGACGGCCCGATGACGAACAAGGAAGCCCAGAACATCAGGGACACGGCGAAGGCTGGCGTGAATGACGGGACGCCACTGCGGCAGATGAAGGCACCTAAGAGCCGCGCGGCGAAGCCCGAGCCAGCGCCGAAAGGCAAGGCTGCTGCGAAGCCTGCCCCCGGCAAGAAGTCCGCCCCTACGCCCAAGAGCAAGGCTGGTGCCCCCACCAAGAACCAGACCTTCACCGCCATCGATGAAAAGTTGAAGGGGTACAACCCGAAGCAATTGCGCATCCAGTCTTCCAGTGCGCGGGCGAAGGTCTTGGAGTTCATCAAGAAGTCGGATGCCGGCAAAACGCGCAACCAGATTGACGCGCACTTCCCGAATGGCGACGTCAACGTGAGCAGCGCGTTGTACTTCCTGTCTGCGTACGGATTTGTGAAGGTGGTCGAATGACCATGATCATCGGCGCTGGACTGAGCGGCTTGATAGCAGCCGTTCAGTTCCCCACAGCGCAGGTCATCGAGTCGAATGGGCCGGAGCAAGTCGCCCATAAGGCGGTGCTCCGGTTCCGCACAGACTCGCTATCACGCCTCACTGGCATCCCCTTTCGCCAAGTGCTTGTTCGGAAGAGCATCTGGTACGACGGTGGGCATTGTGACCCTGACATGCAGATCGCCAATCTGTATTCGCGCAAGACAAATGGCATGTACTTGGATCGCTCAATCTGGAACATTGAATCAGTTGAGCGGTTCATTGCGCCAGAGAATATCCAGCAGCAGCTGGTTGATGTCGTCGGCCCACGCATCACGTGGAACCAGCGACTTGGGGAAGCTGACATTCTGGATTCACACGCTTTGCGCGATCCAGTCATCAGCACCGTCCCCATGTCCATCCTTCACAAGATGATGGTTGGTGACGCAGAGGATCAGGAGCAGTTCTTCAACTCTCCGATTGTTGTGGACCGCTATCGCATTCCAAACTGCGACGTATTCCAGACCGTCTACTACCCTGATCCTGTGTCCTCAATCTACCGAGCATCCATCACTGGCGACCTTCTAATCATCGAACGCAACGGACATTTGCCGGATGGGGATGAGCTGGCTGATGTTTGCTTCTCATTCGGCATCGATGTGCGCGATTTGGAAGTGATCGAAGAGTCGCATACACAACGCTTCGGCAAGATCACTCCCATCAACGACTCGTGGCGGCGCAACTTCATTTACTCGATGACACAACGCTTCGGCATTTACTCACTGGGGCGATTCGCCATCTGGAAAAACATCTTGCTGGATGATGTTGTGAAGGACGCAGCAGTCATCAAGCGACTCATCCAGCAAGGCAACTATGGCGCAACTCTCCACCACAACAAGGGTCAATCATGAAAGTCTCATTGCTGTCCCATACACCAGAAGCACTCACGCTGCTCTTGAAAACCAAGGGCACCCGGCTCGCACACGACTCTGATCCTGCAACGTGGTCGGAAGAGAAACGCCAAGAACATCTAGAGTACATGCGCGACACCATCAAGTCATCGTGGGAGTTTGTTGACTACACCTTCAAGATTGAGGGGGTCACCCGTGCATTCACCCATCAGCTGGTACGAACGCGCACCGGTTCGTACGCGCAAGAAGCGATGCGAGTTGTTGACGCGAGCGAGCATCCGGTTGATTTGCCGCCGAGCATCGAAGCTAACCCGGAGTTTCACGACATCTGGGATCGCGGCGTGCACGAAGTGATGGATGCTTATTCGCATCTGCTTTCTAGTGGCGCATCTCCGCAAGATGCACGCGGCTTGCTGCCGACTAACATCACCACTTCCATCATCGCCAAGTTCAATCTTCGCGGACTCAGTGAGATGGCGAAGTTGCGGCTGTGCACCAGGACGCAAGGTGAATATCAAAACGTCTTTCGGATGATGCGCGAGCTTGTCTGTGAAGTGCATCCGTGGGCGCGTGAGTTCATCGATGTCTATTGTGCGGCCCACGGCGCTTGCGCATTCCCTCGTTACGGGAAAGTCGAGTGCCCGTTGTACAAGTACGTCATCCCGCATGAGCGCATCGAAGCCACCCGGCAAATCGTCCGCATGGCAGCAGACAGCGAGCGCTATGAAGCTGCGCCGGTAGCGCAGAACGGGATGGCGATGTGAGCAAGCAAAATGGGGGGAGCGTGTACAGGTCTGCTCTGAGATCAGATATAGAGCAGCTATCTTTCCGCGAACAATTGATATTGAATTGGTCGTACGGTTACAGATTCGTTCACGTTTTGAAGATGACAGATGAAGCCATGGGTGAGCTACTTGAAATATCTACAAATCGCGTTGGGCAAATCCGTGATAGATCACTTACCAAGCTCGCCCAATTGGGCGATGGGGGAGAGCTGTGAGCAAGCCAATTAATGGTCGCTATGGACAATGGGCTGGTAATCCGAAAGGATCGCCAGAAGATAAGACGCGGTGCGTGGAGCAAGTCTATCCAGCGAGCAGTCGCCAGGGGTTTATCGGGCGGCAATGCTCGCGTCCACGCGGCCACGGAAAGGATGGCGAGTATTGCTCACAGCACGGACGCGACACCACCAACATCGCACCGCTGAAGTACGGAGTCACTCATCATCATCGCCAGCGTCTCAACCGTCACTAACCAGAAAGGATAACACCATGTTTACAATTATGGGTCTTGCATTCGCTTTCATCGGCATCATCTTCACCCTTCAAGGTGGTAGCAGCGTTACGCGCCTCAATCGTTTCATCGGTATCCCGTGCTGCTTGCTGGCGATTGCTTGCGCGCTGTACGTTGTCATTGCGCTGATTTGGCGCTTCGGCTCGCTCATTGTGCAGGTGATGCCATGATGCGCTTCTATACCGCAGCTGATTGCCGGCGCAAAGCTGATCAGCACTACGAGATGGCTGGACTTGCGCGGCAAGACGGCGACAGCAAGGATGCTGCCGAGCAAACACGCAAGGCAAAGGAGTGGGACCAGCGAGCGAGTGAAGGCGGCTGGGAGGGCAACGCATGATCACTCTCCCAGCAGCTGTCGTGGATCTGGACAATTGCATCAGCGACGATCTATGGCGGCATAAGTTCATGGAGCTTCACTTGCCGATGCCGAATGATCGGTACGCGAAGTACCACGAGCAGTGCCACTTCGACACCTTCCTCAATCGCCAAGCTATGCGCGACCTTTCGTGGCGCTACAAGATCATCATCATCACCAGCCGTCCCGAAGCTGTCCGCATGCAAACTGAAGGCTGGTTGCGAAAGTGGAACATTGATACGAGTCTCGTGTTGATGCGCCCGGACGACAACCACGAAGGATCGGTGGATCTGAAGCGTAAGTTGCTTCGCTCGATTCCTGACACATTCCAAGTTCAACACGCGATTGATGACCGCGTGGACATTCTCGATATGTATGCTGATGAGGGCATCTGTCGAGTCCAACGAGTTTTCATCCACACCACGGAGCAAGCGCACCCATGATCAGTATCCTATGTAACCATTGCAAGCAATTCAACAGCATCTACATCACCGTTGAAGACGTTGTTGGCCGTACGTTCCGCTGCAGCAACTGTGGACAGTTCACGCACGTGCTCCAGATCGAGCCGCACGAGCAGACCATCAGCCCGGAAGTCTCCGGCATGTTCGCTCAGCTAGAGCGCGCACTGAACGGTGAGTCGCAGCGCGGCGTTCCTCTGGACAACATCAAGGAGCATCGCGGACAGAAGCCCACTCCAATCGAATTTCCATTTGCCGGGGCAATACCGTGCTCGATGGGTGGTGTGCTGTGCGATCCCCCGCCAAATCCAGTTCATGCCGACTCCATTCTGCGCTCTGGCGCGGACACGTACGCTGCGCGCAACGCATTGTACGGCGACTCGTACAAGACCTTCGGCAAGGTGATGGAAGCGATCATGCCAGCAGACTACCAGCCCAACAGTGTTGCTGGATGGAACCGGCTCGGCATCTTCACGATGCTCGTATCGAAGATCACGCGCTACGCTGCGAACATGCCGGACGGCGGTCACGCTGATTCGGCGCACGACATGATGGTGTATGCGGCGATGCTGGAAGAGCTGACCAACCAGCAGGGAGAGCACTGATGGCTGCGCGCAAGGGAAAATCCGCCACCACTCTCCCGGTCGAGTTGACGCCAGAGCACATCGAGTCGCTGCGCAAGTACTGGCTCAGCATGCCGGACAAACGCACAAAGCGAACGCTGGTGTACGACACCGAGACCACCGGCCTGCTCAAACCGCAGATCAGCGATCTAAAGGCTCAGCCGAAGATCATCGAGTTTGCGTTGGCTGAGTTGGATGAAGGTTACAATTTGGTGCGGACGCACGAGTGGCTGATCTATCCCGGCGAAGATATCAGCGCTGAGATTACAAAGATCACCGGCTTGACGAATGATGATCTGCGCGGCAAGCCGTCCTTCATCGAAGTGCTGCCTGAGATTGAGGATGCAATGATGGGCTGTGATCGGCTCATCGCGCACAATCTTCCTTTCGACATGGGCATGCTGACGAATGAATTGAAGCGTGTCGGCAGGGAATACGCATTCCCCTATCCGCCGAATCAGATGTGCACAGTGCAGATTGCTGCTGACGTTTTGTTTGGTCGGCGCGCAAAGCTCACCGAGTTGTACGAGAAAGCCTTGGGCGAGCCGCTGGCCCAGACGCACCGTGCGCTGGATGACGTCTTGGCTCTCGCCAAGATTGTCCGCAAGATGCGGTGGTAGGCCGTGGACAAGTTTCTATTCACCAATGTCGCACCGGGGATCATCCGGTGCGACTTCTACGATCCCGAAGCTAGTACGCCTGCGACTGTTGAAAGGCTCGTGCTGATGATCGGGATTACCGAAGCAATGCAGATGGCGGTTCTGCTGATGGATGAAATCAAGAAAGCAGAAATCATCAAAGCTGCTCCCGACAAGAAAGGAAAGCGCAAGTGAACCAGTTCCGCATTCGCACTGAGTTCAGTTTCCGTCGCGCGTTCGGGCAGATGTCGAAGGTCATCGCAGCAGCGAAGTCTGCCGGCGCATCAACCATCGCCATCACCGACCCCAACACCTTCGGTCACATCTCATTCTTCAAGCAGGCCAAAGCAGCAGGACTCCACCCTGTGTTTGGGATCGAGATGGTGGTGAAGCGTTCGCTGGAGGATGATGATCAACGCAGCGCACTCTTCTACGCCGCAACGTCCATCGGACTGAGCGAGTTGTACGGGTGGAGCACGATTGCTGCCGGGCAAGGCAACGCGCTCACCTATGACGATGTTCACGAGATGAGCGGCGGTATTGTGGTTTGTGCTGCGACCTGTCATGAAGATGACTTCTTGAAAGGTCTTCACAAGCCAGCGTACATCGAGTTGAACCCATCCTCCAAGGCTCTCCGCGTTTCAGCGATCCTCCAAGCAGGGAAGCACCAATTGCTTCTGCTTCCAACTTCTGACACGTACTACCCAGAGTTGGGCAATCGAGTCTCGGCAGACTTGCTGGGTGTTCAGATGAAGCCGACTCCGCAGCACATGCTGAGTGAAGTTGAGGCCAGGTTCCACATGCCAGAAGTTCCAAGCGACGCATGGCGCAATTTGGAAGGCTTGGCGAAGTATTGCGAAGGGGTTGAGCTGGCGAAGGCAGAGAACATCAAGCACCCGATGGATCTTGAGATGGCTTGCCGGAAGCGGATCAAGGCGAAGGTGAAGCGTTGGACAAAGGTCTACGAAGCTCGATTGGTGAGTGAGCTGGCGACGATCCACAGCAAGGGATTTGACGATTACTTCGCTGTACTTTGCAACATGTGCCGGTTCGCCAAGCTCCACATGCTTGTTGGCCCTGCGCGCGGCTCGGCTGCGGGATCGCTTGTGTGCTTTCTTTTGGACATCACTGAGATTGATCCGCTGATCCACGATCTCATGTTTGAGCGATTCATCGATGAAACGCGCTACGACTTCCCTGACGTGGATCTGGACTTTCCAGATGACAAGCGTGAACTAGTGTTCCAGTATCTGCGTGATACGTACGGCGCAGCAAACGTCGCCCACATCGGAACCGTCAGCCGACTCAAAGCCAAGTCAGCCATCGGGCAAACAGCAAGTCGGCTCGGCATACCGCCGTGGGAGACTGATGCGGTGAAGAATGCAATGATCGAGCGAAGTGGCGGCGACTCCCGCGCAGCATTCTGTTTGGCTGATACTTTCGATACGGTTGAGATCGGTCAGCAACTCGTAGCGAAGTATCCTGCGATGCGCGGCGCGGCAGAGTTGGAGGATCACGCTTGGCACTCCGGTGTTCATGCTGCCGGCGCACTCGTGTGCAATACTCCGGTCCGCAACTACTGCACCATCAACGCGGAAGGGACCGCGCAGCTGGACAAGAAAGATGCTGAGGCGATCAACCTCATGAAGATTGACGTGCTTGGTTTGCGGACTCTTTCGCTGATTGAATCTGCTGGGGTGGATGTTCGCAACGTCACGCTCGATGATGAGGAAGCATTCACCGTCCTCAACACACAGCGCTTCACTGGCATCTTTCAATTTGAAGGATCAGCGCTCCAATCCATCACCAAGCAGATCGGCGTTCACGACTTTGAGGACATTGTTGCGATTACTTCCCTAGCGCGTCCCGGCCCGTTGCACTCTGGCGGTGCGACTTCATTTTGCAACCGCAAGCTCGGCAAAGAATCCATCCCGCACATTCATCCTATCTACGACCGCATCTGCGCCAAGACCCAAGGCATGGTCCTTTACCAAGAACAAGTCATGCTGCTGCTGCGCGAAGTCGGCCGCATGGAATGGGCCGACGTTCAGATACTTCGCCGCGCAATGTCGAAGAGTTACGGCTTGGAATTCTTTGAACAATTCTATGAACGCTTCAAAGTCGGCGCCACCATCAACAAAGTTCAAGCTGACAAGACGCGCGAGATGTGGGAGTTGATGATCCACTTCGGCTCGTATGGCTTCAATCGCTCGCACGCTGTCGCCTACGCCATCATCAGCTACTGGTGCGCATGGCTCAAGGCTCATCACCCTCTGGAGTTTGCTTGTGCCGCGTTAAAGCATGCCAAGGATGAAGATCAGGCGAAGCGATTACTACGAGAGATAATCAATGAAGGTCAGATCGAGTACACGCCATTTGATCGGGAGCACTCTGGCGAGACTTGGAAGATTCATGACGGCAAGATACTCGCCGGGTTGACGGCTGTGAAGGGAGTTGGCGACAAGCTCGCTGCCTCCATCGTCGCCAATCGCGCTGCTGGGAAGTTGACGGCCCGGCAAGAGTCAATCCTGTCTAACCCGACATTGATGTTTGCTGACTTGTTCCCAGCCAGCCGACTCTTCGGCCACATCTATGCCGACCCAGACGCAAACGGCATACGCGGCGAAGTGACGTACCTGCGCGATCTCACACAAGATTCTGAGGGAAGTGTTTGTGTGATTGCGAAGATGAACGCAAAGGACATCCGCGACATGAATGAAACGGCGAGCCTTGCCCGGCGCAACGGGAAGCGAATCAACACCAACAACTTGTTCATGAATTTGGATCTGGAAGATGACACAGACAAGATCGTCGGCACCATCGGGCGATTCGATTACGACGGCAAGATGGGCAAAGAGATTCGTGACGCACCGTCTGGTAGCTGGTGGGTGTTCCGTGCCGACATCCGCAAAGGCTTCCGCAAACTCTACATCAAGAAGATCAGGAGACTACAATGAGGCAGATGCAAGAAAAGATGGAAGCATTCTACACTGAGCGACTCGCGCTGCGCGGCGTTACTGTTGGCTGGGGCCGCGACAAGACTGGCGAATACTATTCCCAGTATGCCAGAGACGCTTGGGCTGCGTGGCAAGCTGCTAGCCCGCACCAATGTGACTGGAAACCAGACGGCACTGGCTCGTATTGCAAGGTCTGCGGCTACCGGGTGCCATTCTGATGAAACCAGAAACCAAATTGTGGCACGCCATCAACGACAAGATGCGATTGCCGGGGGATCGGCTAGACCGGATCGAGAACAGCGTGAGCAGCGGCGCAGGCGACGTCAACGGATGTCTGGCGGGGGAAGATGTCTGGATTGAATTGAAGGCTCCATCTGAACCGGTGCGCGCTGGAACGCCGTTGATGACGTCGAACAACAATCACCCTTTGCTCCAGACGCAAATGAATTGGTTTCGCCGGCAGCACAACGCAGGTGGCATCGCCTTCATCCTCGTGCGGACTGATCGAAGGATGATGCTGGTAGATGGAACAAAGCACGGCGATGTCTTCAACAAATGGACCGTTGCGCAGATGGTCACTCACAGCATCGCCAACTTCGCCGTCCCCACCAAGCAAGAAGAATGGAGACTCTTACGCAATGTCATCTTCACTTCAGCAAGGCATCGAAGGCTATCTGGCCACGCATCAGCTCAGCACATGCTCGATGACTTGGAACGGAAGGGATTGGCTGGTGATCGTCGGTAGGGCCGGCAACGTTGCCTTTGCCCGTTCCGGTTCGCTCCGGGGAGCCGTCGAGGAAGCCGTTTCCGAGCTTCCGGGGCCGGGCCGGGGGGATCGTCCCGGCTAGCGCATTTCCCCGGCTCCTGCAGCGTCCTGCATGGTTCCGCCTGCGGTTTCCCCCGGCCCTTTCTGGGGGGACTTCCCTTTTATGAAATTATGGAAGATAATTGGCCTACGGCCAAGGGAGGGGGAAGTCCCCCCGCCCGCCGGAGAAAGGAGAAACGAAATGTCCAACCAGTCCCTCAACAACCTCAAGCAAGCCTTCGCCGCCATCACCAGCGAGCGCATGACGCCGGAAGTCGAGTTGATCAAGAAAGGCGAGTTTGTCCGCCGCATCTCGGCTTCCGGCATTCCACAATCCAAGACCTACAAGCGCGGCGACTACGACCGGGCCAGCAAGCGTTACTCGCTCGTGGACTGCGACGATGTTTGCCGCGAAGTCTTTGTGAAGCGCGGCACCAAGTTGCTCATCGGCTTCGATTACTAATCCACCCCCAAAGGAATCCAAAATGAAAACGATCAACGCCAACAACTTCATCGTCATCGCCAACTGGGCTGGCCAATGGGCACGCGGCGAGTCGCTTGACTTCGCAATGATGACTCTTCGCCGGATGCTCCCGCTGCGGTGTACTGGCCCGGTGAACGTCTACGCCAGCGACGCATACATCTGGTGTGACAGTGAAGGCAATGTGACGGCGAGCGAAGATCACCAGCTCGTCAAGTTTGTTATCCAAGCTCACTAACTCTCAACCCCAGACAGGAGAAACGAAATGAAATCTTCAAATGTGATCGAAGTAATCGGCGTAGGCCAAGTCTCTTACGTTGATGCGTTCTATGATCGCCACGCGAGAGTTTGGACAGCGTTAGCGAAAGACGCCACCGGCAACCAGATTGGTCATGCTTGCTACGGAGTTACGAAGCAAGATGCGATTGATGAAGTGGTTTTTGAAAACAATCTTTCCTACTAACAGACAGGAGAATCAAAATGAAAATCTCATACCAAATCACCACCACCGCTGAAGGCTCGCTTGCTGAACTCATCAACCATCCGAATCCGTACACTGCGCCGTCGCTGGATGAAGTCCTTGCGACGATGGAAGCGCTTGCGTTCATTGTCGAGACAGTCGCCCACCTTCAAGGCAAGGAAGCAGCGCTGCTTCCTTCCGCCGAGAAAGCCCGCAAGCAGATCGCCGCGCTTCAGTCCCACACCGCCTAATCCCAACCCCAGAAAGGAGAATCAAATGAACACTTCCAAATTCGACAACCTTCACGATCTCACCTGCAGAAACCGCCAGTACGTCGCTTCTTCGCTCTCCGGCAAGAATGGCATCACCAGCTTCAATCTCAACAACGGCGAATCCATCCACCATGCGATCCATTGGCACGCTGATGATTGGCTGCGGGATGCCGCGCGACTGAGCTGGTGCGACGATGTGCTGCGTGAGATGGATGAAGCGATTCAGCGCAACCTAAACTTCGTCATCTACGATCAAGACAACCAGTTGTTTCCAGAAGAGTTTGAGGCTGCGATGGAAGTCGAAGCCCGCAAGATCAAAGCGCACTACATTGCTTTGGGATTGGATGCGGTGTGGCGTGGCGTCGAGCACTCCAGCAATCAAATGACGATCCTTGAAACGGAAGCAAAGGTGAATGCGGCGAAGTGGATGCTGGAAAATCTTTTCGGGTTCAGTTGCAATTCCTTCACTCACCCACACGCCATCGAAGATTTTCTTGCCGGGCAAGAACGTCGCGCTGATGCGCGCAGGGCGAAGATGGCGGCAACTCCGCAGAGCGTTGTTTGGTTCAAGCAGAGCGGCCACTACTTCGTGAAGGTGCTCAACGAGCTTCGTGAACCAATTGGGCAACCAACCAAGCTCCACGCCACTAACAAGTCTGGGGCAAAGGGTGAAGCGCACGGGATCGCTCGCGGCCTGAGCGATCTGCATGGCGTCGAGTTGCACAACATCGCTGTGCGGGAGGGTTGATCGTGATCATTCAGAACGGGCCAATCACTCGCCGCGAGACTTTGCGCGCGCAGAAAATCGAGCGACTGAAGAAGTGGGCGTTTGTCCTGATCCCGGTCCTGGGGCTGGGCTTGATGGCGATCCTCTCCCGGTAGCCGTCCCGGCCCGGTCCGGTCCCAGCAGAAAGGAAAGGGGGGAGCCGTCGCGGCTCCCCCCTTTCACATCCCCGGACCACAGGAGCCCACGCAGGCTGGGCTTTCTCCCCCAACCCGGTACCCTCGTCCTGGCCCCTGGCCCTTTCGGCCCTCTCCGGGTCGTCCGGGGGCGCTAGTTCGCCTTGCGCTTGAACGCGCCGGAAGCCTTGTACAGCGACACCAGTGCAGTGATCATCGAGCTGATCACAGGCCACGCATCTTGGAACGACACCGCCAGGGCGTCAAACTTGTGCCACGAGCGTTCCAGATTGACGCGGACGTGTTCCAGCTTGTCAGCACCTGCGGGGTAAAGCCCCTCAGCTTCGTGAACCAAGCCGAGAACGGTGGCGACGGCGGCATCTGCCTGCGCCATTGGGGTGCTGCTGAACAGGTTGAGGATTGACTTGAAGATGCTCATGATGATGCTCCTTACAAAATGACGCCGCGTTTGCGATACGAGTCGAGACAGGCGGCGATGCCATCTCGCAAGAGTGTGTTACGCTTCTCAACGCCAGCAGCCTGGATGGCCCAGAGCGATTGAGCGACGATGTATTGCTTGTCCGTCATCGCGCCTTGCGCCGGATATGCCGGCAACTTCTCACGTGGCGCGTGTTCATTGCACGTGATCGTCGGAGTTGGCTGCATCAATCGCGCGTTGGACGTCCCGTTGCAGCTTGTCAGGGTCATCAGCGTCAGCAGTAGCAGCAGCGACAGCAGCATCGGTTTGTTCACGCGCATGTTGTATCTCCACTTCAGTCTTGGTAATGATCACGGCGGCGTCAGCGTCCGCGTGGGCCTGATTGTCCTGTGCGCGAGTGAGCGCGATGGTCTCCTTCCGCTTACTCCACCAGCCGGTGATCATGCTGATTAGAGAACCGAACAGGGACTTAAACAAAAACTCAAACATACTTATTCCTCTTTCGGCGGAGTGACGGCTGATTTAATGGTACCCAGAGCGTCGTTCTGAGCGTGGAGAATTGCTTTGGACTGCTTCTGGTTGCTCAAGCTCCGCGCCTGCATGGCAATCATTACCGCCACACCTAGCCCAACAATCGGCTCTATCAGGCCCTTGAGGCCGGACAGGATCAGTTGGAGGTCGGCAAAGAAGCGATTGATGATATCAGCATCGTGCGCAGCACCGGATGGCGCGGCATTGACCGCAACGCTGATGAGCACCAGCAGGATCATCAGAATGATAACAGTGACCAGTTTCTTGTTCATGCGGGGATTCCTGTAATGTGTTCGCGGGCCAGCCATTCACGCACATCGAAGCACGGACATTGCTTCATCCATTCATTGGGCGTGATCTTGCCATCGTGGTTGAGGTCAGGCGACAGGTCGCGGTGGCCGACGATCTTTCCGATAGCGTACTTCTCGGTCAGCCGGTTCACCAGAGTCTTCAACGTCGCCCACTGCGCCGGAGTGAATGTGTCCTTCGCCGCGCGAGCGTGGTCAAGACCGCCGACCATGCAGATGCCGAGGCTGTGCGCGTTGTAGCCTTCGGCGTGGGCGCCGATCACATCATCAGCGCGGCCCTTCTCAACGCTGCCGTCGAGCCGTATGACGTAGTGGTAGCCGATGTCAGCAAAGCCACGCGCAAGATGCATCACGCGCAATTCCTTCGCGCCGATGTCCAGTCCTTCTGGCGTGGCTGAGCAGTGAATGACGAGCAGGTTGATCTCTCTCATTTCTGAATCCCCCCTATATGAATAAGACCTTTGATTGCGGCGTAGCAGATGCCGGTTGCAATGGCGATCTTCGACATGAGGAACACGAAGGCGATCATCGTCTTGGCCGACTGCCATGCCTCAACAAGGTCGAGCGTTGCTGACGTGTTCATCGCCAGTTGCCTGCTGAGTTCCTTCATGTCCTGCTCAAGCAGTACAAGGCGTGTGTGGTCTGACTCTTGCTGGTTCATTACCATTCCTTAGAGCAGGTGCGCAGAATCACGCGAGGTATTCCCAGCCACCACAATCGCTCGGCGGATGTTTGTGCTTGCGCGAATGCCGGCATCCCATCCACACAACAGCTCTTCACCGTTCATTGTCGGCGGTTCACCCAGCACAAGCAGCATGCACTCCCGGCGCAGCGCGTCGTCGCCTACTGCTTCAACTTCCGCGTCACACGCAGAGTGGCGGATGCTTGTCTTGATTTCGTAGCCGTGCGCGTCGCACCAGGGGCTTCCATCTGGATTGATGGCACGCGCAGTCGCGCAGTAGACTGGATTGTTTGTGTTGACTTGTCGCTTGACGAAACAAGACACAGCGACAAGATCACCGCTGTCTAGCAGCACGGCGGTTTCGCCATCATTCAATCCCGACTGATCAAGTTTCTTTTCGTAGCTCATTTTGAAACCCTCATGGCTTATAGGTGTTATGGGTGAGGATGAACGCATCGGCACGCTCACCGGCGAAGTAACTACCACCGCCAATACTGATGCGATTGACTGGGCGCATTCCGGCATCTTCGATCTTGACCACAGTTTCCAAATCAGTAGTGCCACCGCGCAGCACAACAACTTCCTTCCAAAGCATTTCGCTGAGCATGACACTGGAGCCGTCCATCAGGGTCATTGGCGTGGACTCGCTGGCGACGACAGCGGCCCCGAATTCCGTCACCAAGCGTAGGCATGGTTCGATGGAAATCTTTGAACCTTCAACCATGCGCCCAAAAGTCTTGAACGTATGATGATCGAATGCTGTGATGTTGTCACCAGCTTGGATAAGACCTGCAGATCCACACTCCGGCATCTGCTGTGTGATTTCAACGCATCCGCCGCCGCCGGAGCCGCCGCCGCCCGAACCAGTGCCGGATGCGGGTACAGTCACCGTCACTTGACCAACCCACACAACGGATTCAGTTGTTGCGAGCTGGTTCGGGTCTGTTGTGATGTTCAGGGTCTTGCTACCACCTGTCCAGACAGGGTCTAGGTAATAGAGGAAATACGTTATAGCGGTTGAGCGTGCTTGGTTGACGGTGCCGCTGGATGAGTTGTAGGCGATCAGCGCCTCACCAGTTCCCATTTGCAACGTGGACGCGGTAACGCTGATAGTAACGACGGACGGCGTTGCTGTGCTGTAGCTGGAAGTGATTGCCAAGCTATTGTCCCATCGGCTCGTCAGACTCGCCGCGTTGATCGGCGGGAGATTCACTTGGCTGTTCATTTGCTGGTAAGAGAACATGTCGTCAATCAGCACATCCATGAACGTCTGTGCAGCAGTCACCGTCAATGCGCCACCGGAAGTATTCGCAACCGCCATATTGATGAAGAATTTAGCCTTGGTCGCTGATGTCGGTACGGCGCTTATGCCGGCCACCTGAACAAAGCTGCCGCCAACCGGAGTTGCTGTGCTCCATGAGTCGGAACTAACAGGCACATCATTCTCTTGGTAATACTGGATGCCGATGCTCATCGTTGCGGTGAGACCGGCATGAGTGTAGGTGCCAGCACTCCACTTCACCATTCCACCGAATTGAATGATGCCGCCAAGTACGACAGGGATCAGTGAGGAAGACATCACCTGCATAGAACTGTTGCCTGTCGGGATCACCACGCCGGCAGTGATCAGCATTTCAAGTCCTTGCTGTCCGCCGTTGAACTTGCCAGCGGCTGTCATCAGCTTTACTTGGTAAGTTGAGTCACTAATCATCACGCGCCAGTTGTCGCACAGCGGCAAGTTAGCAGCAATCGCGCTACCGACAGGCGCACCAACCCGATTGGACTCGAAGCCTGGATTGAGAATCAGGTTGTGCCCTTCGGACGGGATGAATACCTTGCCAGTGCTGCTTAGGATGGAAGTGTATGCAGACCAGCCAGCAGAGACGAGAACGCCGCGTGCTCTTGCGCGATACCAGTATGTTTCGCCTGTTGCGAAATGGTGGACGTAACCTGTGCCGGTCGGCCCGACTTGGGCGAGCACGGTGTAGGTGCCGCCACTGGTCGTCGAGTATTCGATTGAGGTGCAACCGACTGATGCAGGGTTCTGGTTCGTCCAAGTAATATTGACGCCATCCGCCACGGCAGTCACCGCAAAGTTATTCGGAGTCAGCGGAACAT